GAAAAAATACGTAAGATACTTAACAAAGAAAAATGAATATTATTTTATTTTTAATTTTTTTAGGTTGTGTGGTGCTTGCTGTAGGTGAGCAAAGTAATCCAAGAGGTATGAATATTTTTTGGTATAAGTTCAATGTAAAAATGAGGGAGTATTACAAAGCATTAATTGAATACGATTCTGGTAATAATACTGGCAGTGGACCTAGATGAGTAAGAAAGAACCTAAATTTGAAGCAGGTTTCGGACCATCCCAATCTTGGAGAGACAAGGTAAGAAACTTCGCTCTTGATAAATACGGTGCGGAAGGTAAACGTATAATAGATAATGTATTAGGACCGAGTGAAGAAGATATGGCTTTGAACTATCTACAGAGAACTTACGGTTCAGAATTACCAGAAGGGGTGAATGTAAATAGACCTATGTCCGACATGTTAAAATATGGTATGTCTGATTTTGGTTTAGTAGATGCTGCTTTGTTTGGTATGTCTGCTGGAGCTAGTGCCATACCAAGAGGAATAGGAACTGCTTCCGCCATAACTGAGAGTACGTTATTAGCTGGTGATGCAGTAGGGGAATATCAAAAAGGTAATAATTTAGGTGCAGCATTTATGGGCACAATGGTAGGAGCTCCCCCACTCTTGAGATATGCTTTAGGTAGTACACCTCCTCCCAAAGGTCAAATGGAGTTTCAATTTCAAAACGTACCTGATTTAAAAAGAAGAAAATTTGCACAAGGTCTTGGTCTAGGAGCAGTAGGGATAGGAGCTTTGTCTATGATGCCTGGAAGTGTTTTTAGAAACTTAGCTCCTGCTGCTGGTAAAACTGCAGCTAAACTTTTACCAATTAACTCAACCCCTGTAGGTCAAGCTCTGTCGAATATGATAACTGTAGGTAGTTCAGATAGTTATGGGACTATATTAAAAAATATGCCAATGTTTGGAGGAAAAACTACAAGACAACTTCTATTAGATTATGGAGAAACACCTAAAGAAGTAAATAAAATGCTACAACTGGACGAAAACCATTGGGGAGATATGGCTTACCCAATAACTGATATTTTCGATGTAGCTGGTGAATACGACAGAGTTCTAACTTTTGATGAATTTAAAAAAATAGCAGAAGATACACCTAAAAGATATCCTGCGGGAATGCCTCTTCCAGAATTTATGGATGAAGGAAGTGTTAGATTAGCTTATGATATATTTAAATATGAACCATTTCAAAAATCTGCATATAATGAATATTTAAGAGCAATGAAGTTTTTTAAAGAAACGCCAGAAGGTCAAGACTTGGTGTATAAAGGTGAAGAGATAATGAAGCTAAGACGTGAGGCGGAAAGAAAGTTTCCTACTGCCACACCTGGAAGACCAAATATACCTGATGACCACCCACTCCGATCAGCACATATAAATGCGTACAACGACCTATATTACGATGCTATGGAAACATATGCAGGACCAATGAGTGGAAGACCTACAAAAGTAGATTTCAATGATCCCATAGTAGGACAAGAAATTAATAAAAACTTTCCTGCGATTAGCATTAATGACCCACTTAGAAAATTTAGTCCATCAAAAGATCTTCCAAATGAAGATACTTCAGTTATATTTGGTCCCACTGAAGACGGCATGCAGCTTATAGAAAAACTAGCAGAAAAAATGATAGACAAATGAGCAACTACGATTTAAATGATCTTCCTGAAGATGTACTGAAGGAACATTTACAGCTTACCGAAAGACTCAAAGAAATAGAACGAGTAGATTCCTGTCAAAATAATTTTCTTGAGTTTGTAAAATCACAATGGCCAGGATTTATAGAAGGTGCTCATCATGTAAAAATGGCGGAAGCGTTTGACCGTATAGCTAAAGGCAAAATAAAAAGATTAATTATAAACATGCCTCCTCGTCATACGAAGTCAGAGTTTGCTTCTCATTTTTTTCCTGCTTACTTAGTAGGTCGTAACCCCAGTTTAAAAATATTACAAGCAACCCACACCGCAGATTTAGCAGTAAAGTTTGGTAGAAAGATTCGTGACTTAATTGACACAGATGATTATAAAAGAGTTTTTCCAGATGTAGATTTAAACCCTGACTCAAAAGCTGCAGGTAAATGGGAAACTCAAGATACTCGTGACAGTAAAAAACGTGGAGAATATTATGCGGTGGGAACTGGTGGTGCGTTAGCAGGTCGTGGTGCGGATCTATTTATTATTGATGACCCTCACTCAGAGCAAGATGCATTATCAAAAGTTGCGTTAGAAGATACTTACGAGTGGTATACTTCTGGACCTAGACAACGTCTACAACCTGGAGGTGCCATCGTAATAGTAATGACAAGATGGAACGTCAATGATTTAACAGGTAGACTACTTAAAGATTCAGCTCGTGATCCGAAAGCAGATCAATGGGAAGTTATCGAGTTACCTGCTATATTACCAAGCGGTAAACCGCTATGGCCAGAATATTGGGAACTTGAAGAGTTAGAAGGTGTCAAAGCATCTTTACGTGGTGGACCTAAGTGGCACGCACAATATATGCAGAACCCCACAAGTGAAGAAGGAGCACTCATAAAAAGAGAATGGTGGAAAGAGTGGCCACACACTAAACCACCGCAGTGTGATTATATTATACAAAGTTATGATACAGCTTTTTTGAAAAAAGAATTAAGTGACTACTCAGCTATAACAACTTGGGGCGTATTTTACCCAGAAGGTAGATTAGGTGGTGATGAACTATATTGCGGAACAGTTCCTCACATAATTTTACTGGATGTTGTAAAAGGTAAATACACTTTCCCTGAACTAAAAGCAATAGCATTAGATCAGTATAGACATTGGGAACCTGACGTAACTATAATAGAAGCAAAAGCAAGTGGACTACCCCTCACTCAAGAATTAAGAAACATAGGTATACCTGTTCAAAACTTCACTCCATCAAAAGGTAATGATAAAGTTGCAAGAGTAAACGCATGCGCTCCATTATTTGAAAGCGGTATGGTTTGGCATCCTGACACTAAATGGGCAAGTGATGTGATAGAAGAATGTGCAGCTTTCCCTGCTGGTGATCATGACGATTTAGTGGACTCAACTTCACAAGCATTGATGAGGTTTAGGCAAGGTGGCTTTATACAACTTCCATCAGATTATGAAGAAGAGGTATTACATCGGAAAAAAATAAGTTATTATTAACGCTTCTAAATTACGAATATGGCAATAGAAAGACAAAGATACCCCACCCCACCAAAAATGCAGGGCGATGGGGAAGACGACGAAGCTATAAATATAGAAGTAGAAGAGGAGGAGCTAGAACCTACTACTGATTTTCAAATGGGACCTGATGGTCAAATGATTCCAGTCATGGAACAAGAAACTACTATAACTAGTTTCGATATTAACCTAGCAGAAATTTTGGATGAAAGATACTTAGGGGAACTAACTTCTGAGTTATTAAGTTCTTACGATGAAGATAAATCTTCAAGACAGGAATGGCTTGATGGATTTACTAAAGGACTAGACTTACTCGGCATACAAGCCGAAGACCGAGATCAGCCGTTCGCTGGAGCCTCTGGTGTCACTCATCCATTGCTGTCCGAAGCGACAACACAGTTCCAAGCGCAAGCATATAAGGAGCTTTTACCTCCGAATGGACCAGTGAGTACCAAAGTTGTGGGCGAGGAGACGCCAGAGAGCGTAGCCCAAGCGAACAGAGTAAAAGAATTTATGAACTATCAGATAACTGAGGTCATGGAAGACTATGACCCAGAGATGGATCAACTGTTATTTTACCTTCCATTATCAGGTTCTGCCTTTAAAAAGGTTTATTATGACTCAATTTTAGACAGACCTTCAGCTGTTTTCGTAAAAGCAGAAGATTTAGTAGTAAGTTATGACACAACTAACTTAGAAACTAGCCCTAGAATCACTCATTCAGTCAATATGACTGGTAATGATATACGTAAAATGCAACTTACAGGTATTTATAGAGATATTGAGCTCAGCGGTGGCGGTGTAAGTGAGTATAATGACGCTCAAGAGAAGATAGATGAGCTACAAGGTAAGTCAAGACCAGCTTCTGACTATGATAATTACACAATTTTAGAGTTTCATGTTGATTTAGAGCTTGAAGGCATAGATGAATATGAGATAGCAGTACCATATATAGTCAGTATCCTTGAAGATACAGGTGAAATACTGTCAATTAGACGTAATTGGAACCCTGAAGACGAAAATTTAAAGAAAAAAGAGTATTTTGTACACTATAAGTTCCTTCCAGGGCTAGGATTTTACGGTTTTGGCTTAATTCACATGATTGGAGGGCTAACTAAGTCAGCTACAGCTATTTTAAGGCAATTAATTGACGCTGGAACACTTTCAAACCTACCAGCTGGGTTTAAAGCCAGAGGTATGAGGATACAAGGTGAAGATGAACCGTTAAGTCCAGGAGAATTTAGGGATGTAGATGTTCCAGGAGGAGCAATACGTGATGCATTGATGCCTTTACCATATAAAGAGCCGTCTAGTGTGCTTGGTAACTTACTCGGTGTATTAATTGACTCAGGTAGAAGGTTTGCTAGTATAGCAGACATGCAAGTTGGTGATATAGGTAGTCAACAACTACCAGTAGGTACAACTGTAGCTATGTTAGAACGTGGTACTAAAGTTATGTCAGCTATACATAAAAGACTACACTTTGCCCAACGTAAAGAATTTAAGTTATTAGCAGAAATATTTGCTAAAACTCTACCACCTATCTACCCATACGCTGTAAAAGGTGGTCAACAGGAAATAAAATCACTTGATTTTGATGATCGTGTAGATATTATTCCTGTAAGTGATCCTAACGTAGTCAGTATGTCACAACGTGTCATGTTAGCTCAGCAAGAACTACAAATGGCACAAGCTGCACCAGATATACATAATCTAAGAGAAGCATACAAAAGAATGTATGAAGCATTAGAAGTAAAAAACATCGACAAGCTACTGCCACCCCCAGCAGAAATTATGCCAAAAGATCCTATAACAGAACAACAGGCAGCAATGATGGGTCAACCTATAAA